GTTAGTGTTTGCCTTTGCTTTGCGTAGCAACGTCGATTTAATAAACGCTCCAGTACCTACATTATAACAAAAGCTAACTAGCGCGTCGAATTGGCATTGGTTTAAGTTCGGTAAATGCCTATTTACGGCGTCCTCGTATGGCTTCATCGTTGCCAAAAGTAACGAGGTCGCCTCGGTTTCGTTATTTAGCTTATCGCCTAATAACACTTTTTTGCCGTTTGGGTAACGTGTCGAGCCGTAGCCTATCGTCGGTATGCCAGCGGGGCAAAGGTAGCTAGTAAGCCGTAGCCCCTCGTATTTCTTTATAATATCTAAACCTAATTTAGAGGTCGAGCGCATTATAATATTTCGTATTGAGCTACTATATAAATATATTGATAGCCGTATGCTGTGCTTGTACTTTCGACACTTACCGAGCATTTGTCGTTGGTAGTATCTGCGCTTAAATCCCAAGAAATTAATTCGGTAGGGTCTGCGTTATGCGCTACAATACCGAATAACTGTTTAGCCTGCGTAAAATTAGAGGCTACGGGTAGCGATAAATTAAAAGTTCCCGTAGTTTCGCCCGTATCTAAAGCAACCTCTAAATAGTAGCTGCAATTTACTACGTTATCCACACGCTGGTAAAACGCTTGTATAGGCGTTACAACGACGTTATTTGTTTCGTCGCTAACGGTAGGCGTAAACGCGCCGCTTTCGAATTGCGGCATACCCGCATATAGGTTTTGCACCTCTATTTGTTTCGATTGGTTTGCCGAAGTGTCAACGATATACATTATATCCGCTGCGTCCGCAGTTCCTAACGTGGTTAAATCGGTTACTTTTACGCCTGCCATAATTGGTTAGTTTTTACAAATTTACAAAGAATTTAAATAGCTAATAGCATCGTCCACGCTCGAATAAGTGTACCCGTTAAACGTATAGTCGTTAATGGTTATGCAGTAAATACCCTCCGAGGTGTTTAGGGCAAACGAGTTTACATCGTTCTTAACCCACTTTGGCTCGTATAGTTCGGCGTTAATTTCAGAGTTTGAAACGGTGCTGTAAAATATAGCGGCTTCAGCAGTTACGTTAATGTTTATCATATCTTTTCGATTAGGTAAAATGAAGTGCGAATTACATCAGCAGAAGCCGTGCTAATTTGAGTCATAAAAATTAAGTATTGGTTTACAGTCCAGTCAATATTAGCGGCTGTTGCTGCAACGGTTGTAAATGAAAAATCAGAATTTGTATTTATTGCTGGATAAACTTCAGTATTTGTTGCTGATTTAATACATAAATGCCTTTGGTTTTGTATTATTAGGGTATTGCTATTGCCTTGCATCAAACCTAATTGTATAGCCCCTGTAAGCGAATTGCTTGTATTAACATATAACTTAGTAGTTGGCGTGGATGCCACGCCCGTCTTTCTGACCCTCCACGTTACGCGAATAATATCGCCCACGGCGAATGTATTAGCGGGTATTAGTTGGCTTGCGGAAATTTGTTCAGTTGCTACGCCCGTAATACCCGTGCCGTCGGTAGTGCTCTTATAAATAACAGGTATGGTAGGGAAGGTATTTAGCGAACCGTCGCCGCGTAAGTATTGCGAAGTAGTACCGCCTAAAACGTTTCCAAGTGTTCGGTTCTTCCAAAGGTTATTTACGCCCGTAGTATAAACTAAGAATTGATTATTAGCTAGGGGGGTCGTTGTTATATCGACGTCCGAAAGTTCGTCTAATTGAAAACCGTTTTGAACGAATACATAAATTTGCCCGTTACCCGCGTTTGCCCTTTCAACTATACCTATTCGCGTTAAATGATTAGGCGCTAATGGTAACGTATTAGTTAACGCCCCTGCGGTGTTGCCTACGTAAAGCGTGTCGCCCGCGCTGTAAGCGTTCGTATTTATACCATCAACAACGCCTTGCGTAATTATGTAGCCCTTTTGGTTTGGAGCTATCGAGGTGCTAAATACTAAACCTATTGTTTTAGACGAAGTAGCCTCGCTAGTATTGTTAGCCAGCTTAACCGTCATGCGGTCGCCCGTAGCTCCGAACGCGTACACGGGTTGCCCGCGGTTAATCGTAACGCTATCTGCATTCGTTACATAGGCGAACATTTGATTAGGCGCAATGCCTAATATTTGAAAGTTAGTCCCGTCGTATATTGCTATGAATTGCTGGTTAGCTGCAATATCGCCGCCTATAATTGGTACGTTGTTATTCTTTGCTATGTTCTTAGCCCCTAGCCCGTTTATGTTAAGGGTTGAAGCGCCCGTATTAGCGTTTGTAAAACCTATGGCATAGGCGTCGTTTAGGGTGTAGGCGGTAACTCCCGGTATAGTTACCGCGTAGGTATCCGTCCCCGTTGCTTGACCGCCTTGCATACCCGCAGCCGCCGTACTTGCTATTGTAAAGCTCGGGTAAGTACCCGTTATATTAATATCCGTACCCGCCGTTAGGCTTACTATTTGGTCGGGGGCGCTGTTGCCTATTGTAAAGTTTGGGTACGTACCGCTTGTATTTATTCCCGTGCCTGCGGTTAGCGATACGGTTTGGTCGGGCGCGGTATTGGTAACTATATTGCCTGTTAAATCTATACCCGTACCCGCCGTTAACGCGTCCTGTTTGCCGTTAAAGGTATTAAAATCGCTAGAGCTTAAATAGCCGTCGGTTGACCCGTTAGCCTGCGTTATGCTTATATTAGGCGTTGCCCCGCCGCTTGAGGCAATCGGCGCGGTTGCGGTTACATCCTCTACAATGGTCGCAGGTAAAACAGGAATTGTTGGTTTATTTAATATTTCAGCTACACCGCTCGAAGCGTTCCAATCGGAATTAACTTGCGCCGCTGGTATGGTCGGCTTGTTTAGTATTTGATTGTTGCCGCTCGTTGCGTTCCAATCTGAAGGCTGTTGAACCGTTGGAAATCCTGAGCCAAGATTAACCCAGTAGCTCGTATTTGTTGGCAAAATTGAATCGTTCGCAGCGATGCAACGATAAACATTACCGTTATACCAAACGATGTTACCAATCGCGTAAGCGTTACCCGTTGCGCTTAAATGATCTGTCGTAAAAGGCAAGGCTATTAATGTACCACCACCGCCGCCGCTTGGTATATTAACCTCAACCACGCCGGGCGAAGTTAGCGAAGCCGTTACGCCCGCGCCTGTAAAATTTAGCGTAGCGGTGTTAGTGCTTACGTTTGTTCCTTCGTCTTTAACGGTTAACGGTGTACCCCCGCCGCCGCCAATAGCCGTTAGCGGGTCTTCAGGTGTACCGTTGCCAATAATGGTAACGCCGTCAACCGCTACCGAAGTTAAACACGGTTCGCAAGGCTCAAAGTCGGGGAGCGGTATATCGCCCGTCGCGCATGTATCATAACACCCGTCTTCGTTAAAGGTCGTTACTATAACGTCCATTTCAATAGTTACCGAAGCCCACTCGAACTGTGGCGGTAGCTGCTTAATTTGGTTCGTATAACCGTTCGGCGTTACTTCATAATTAACCACGCCTAACGCGGTTTTAAATTGCGGGTCTGTCCCGCTTACTAACTTATAAACGCGCGACGCTATCCAGTCCTGAGCCTCGGCGCTATCGCAGGGCAAATGATTTTTGCGTACTACCGCGTAAGCCGTTAAAGGAAAACGCGTTTCGTACATGGTTTTGCAACCCGCGACGCGTAGGCTATCGGTTTTAGTTACGGTTGTTTTACCGCGCTTTGCCCAAAATAACGTACCTTGTTTAGCGTCGTAATTCGTTACGGGTACGGCTTGACCGTTGCCTATGTAATGCACCCAAGCACGCTCGCTGCCGCCGTCGTATAGCTCGCATAAGCCGTAAATTTGATCGAATATATTACCAACGGCGGCGCGTTGGTTTAGGCGGTCAATAATCGAGGTTAATAGGTTCATCCGTTTAAACGTCTTTGTATTTCTGCGGCTAATAGTTCGCCGTGTAATTCTAAAAATTCTGCTTGCTCGGTTTCGGTCGGTTGAAAAATTACACCGTACCCGCTAAACTGAGTGTATTTAGGGTTAACGCTTTTGCCGTATTGTAGCCCTTGCGCCTTATCATATTCGTTTTGATTAAAGCCTATTGCAGCTGTTAGCCCTTGTTCGGTTAATGGTTCGCCTAAGAAATTATTTCGAAGAAAACCCGTAAGCTCTAAGGGGTTCGGGCGGCGTTGCTTTAGCTTTGCGTAGCCCGCTGAATAGTCGCCCTCGCTTGCGCCCGGCGATTTGCGGGCGGGTATTGGTATCTTTTGCCCCTCGGTATTTAAAAACTTTTCGAATATCCGTATAAACATTTCGCCGCGTAAATCCATTGCAGCCTCGTAAAGCGGTTTAAATTCGCTTGTAAATTCGCTGTAAATTTCTTCGGTACGCTTTTGAAATTCGGCTACGGTCATGGTAACGCGGTTACGTATTTAATGTTTTTACGGCAGTCAAAGCAATGGTTATCGTCGGGCAGGCGCATATTTTCTAACATCGCCTTTAGTTCTAGGTTGTATTGTTCGGCTGCAATATCGCGAGCCGCTACGATACCCTCAAACGCTGGAGCGGTTGCAAATACTTTATTACCCTTATTCAAACTTACGGCGGTGTTTACACGTTGGTTCGGGCTAACGGTTAGCGCATAGTTGTAAATTTCTACCGCCGTAGCGTATGCAAGCGGCATAGCCATTAAACCGCCTATCGAGCAAAGCCACGCCGAACGGTCGCAGTTAACGTTATAGTTTAGGCTCATGCCGCTTGTGTACTTTTGGTTTGCAGCGCTTAATACGTTTGTACCGTCGGTTGTTAAATCAATTCCGATAGCGTCAACAAACGGGCAAATATGCGCCTCGCGTACCTTACCGCCGCAATCATAACAGCTACCTTTTTTTGGTATAAACTTCGGGGCGTTAACGTCCATTTCGTAAACAATCGCTAAATCGAGTTTACGCCTACCCGCTGCGAACTCCTTACCTATAAATTGCTCAACGCCTCCCGTACCGTAAGTAAACGAATAAACTAGCTTTAGCGTGGTCATATCGAAAACCAAAACAGGAACGTTAGTATTAGCGCTATCAATAGCTAATAATATATCGCTAATGTAAAGCTGTAAATACGAAAGGTTATTAGGGTTAATCGTTAAACGAATACCGCCGTAACGCCCAGCTCCTAAAGCCGTTTGAATGTTTGAATAGTCGGTTAATACTTGACCTATTCTTTTGTTTTCTATAACCGTGTCGGCTTTTATCGCAGGGCTTAAACGAGTTAATACGTCGCCGCTTAACTTGCGCCATGCGAACGCCCTTTTGTCCTCGAATAGCTCGACGCCGTTGTTATATTGGTCGGTTATTAGTTGCCCTAGCAACGTTGTATTAATGCCTAAGCTATCTATATATAAGCCCGTCGTGGGTTCGGGTAGGCTGCATTCGTGTAAACCTAGTAATTTATCAAAGCACATGTTTAACGTTTTTACAAAGATAAAAAAAAGGGCGGTTATACACCGCCCCTCGAATTACGTCTTTTAAGCCACCGATTAAGGGTTAACAATAGAAACGCAGTTAACATAGTTAACGCCGCTGTATTTGTCTGAAGCCTCGTAAATATCGGTCGGTAACGTTACTACTTTGCCAGTCGTAGTTAATACGATAGACAAATTACCGCAATCGTCTTTCATTGTTAAATCGCAAGGTACGCCCGCAGGGGTGAACACTAGCGTTTTAGAATAATTAGACCCAGCTACCGGAGTAATACCCGCGTTCCATTCAGCAAGGTTAAAAGATAACCATTGAATAGCGCCCGCGGTTGTTACCAACGCTTTAAGCTGTGAGCCTTGCGCCGCTGCTAAACGAGCGTCGTAAGCAAAGCCGAAGCCGTTCTGCTGTGAAATAGCGAGTAAATCAATACCGTATTGCGTGCAGCATCCAGCTTGTACGGCGTTTGCGTAACGTTGCATAGCCGCGCCTCCAAACGCTACGGGAGCGCCCGGGTAGTTAGCCATGCGAGAGGCTTGTAGAATATCTGCAAGCGCGAAAGGGTTTAGTTCGCTAGAGCTTAACTCAGTTGCAATTTGCAAACAGTCGCCCGCAACGGTGTAAAAATCTTCTACGTCCTGACCCCAAGCGCCTGTATCTGCTACGGCTTGCGTTGCGGCGGCGCTTGCAACCTTGCGGTCTAGTACATCCATTAAACGCATAACGCTTTCGAGTACGTAACGGCTGTTTTCCTGACAATGGCGGGCAATATCAGCTGCGTTAATAAGCTGTGAAGCGGTGTACGTGTCGGTTGTATCTACGGTGTATGTAGTTGTAGAATCGCCGTAAGTGTTAGTTGAGGTACAAGTTAGAATATCTGCGCCCTCCTCTACTTCAGTTTCGGGTAGGCGCTGTATCCAACGAGCTTGTACGGTTTTTAATTTACCGCCGCCGGGGCTAACCTCGGTGCGAATTAGTTTTGCGTTTTCAGGCGATAAAAGGAACTCCAAAAACGGAAGTTGCTCACGTTGCCCTACTTCTATAAACAATTCAGATAACGACATCTGAACGTTTGGACATTCTGATAAAATGCGAGAAATTGACATGATTAAAATGTAGTTGTTGTTGTAGGTTCGTGTTTATTAGGCTGAACCCTTGCGCCTACAAATGCCAATTAAGTTTGGCG